AACTTCTACAAACCATGGGTTAGCGCCAACTTTGCGCCCGCACTGAATACAATAATTTTCTGTTGCACCAACATTTGATTTTGCATCTGCAAAATTTGGTGACTCTCCTGCTTGAATTTTTACTGTTGTTGTAGCCATCTTGCGCCTTCTTTCTTTGCCCCACTCTGGGGCTATGGGTCAATCTTAAACCCATAAAAAGAAAAAACGCAACATTTATTGCAAGTTTTGTGGAATTTTTGCCCCTACGCTCACGCTCACGCCTGGGCGCTCCCCATAGATTTTGGAAGCGGTGATGCAGGTCACTTGCCCGTCATCACGGTAGGCAACGGCTGTAAGGCCGTCTAAGACCGCTCTAATGAGTTTGTCCAGGTCAGGGGCTACGGAAGGCTCTGAACGCGTCACTGTGCGCGGCCTAGCCATTGTAAACACCATGTTTATTTCTACTGGCTCTGTATGTGGTTTTGCTCCTGCGGATTTTGCGGATAAACCGATAGCAGATCGCCACGCCGCCAGCGCGGATCCTTGTGAATGGATCACATAACCGTTGATGACTTTCATAGATCCTTGTGGGATCGGTTGCCCATCAACAAAAAAATTAATCACACAATAATTGTAACCATGTCTGTTACAAGTTCAATGTGAGAATTTCCGTTTTCATCAATCACATTTACATCATAAGTACCAATACGGTCTGGCCCATCAATGTATTTAACTGTGTGAACATTGTTTTGAATAACAATTTGATCACCGCAATTAAGGTGCATAGGTTGAACTTTTACCATAGTAGCCATTTTGCAACTCCTTACAGTTGTAATGATTACATAAATGGTAACAGTTATCCGTAATTGATGCAGTTACACCTTCTTCAATAAAGACCGTAATGTTTCTGGCATAGGAACGGCGCGAGCGCGGGCGGCTTCCTGTTCTTCAAAAAATTTCTGTGCTTCTACGCGCTCGCGGGCTTCTTTCTCTTTTGCAATCCGTAATTCATCAGCCTTCTTTTCTTCAGCGCTTTTTTCTCTTAGCGGTAAAGCGTCATCAAGCCATCTGTGACCGTTTAACCAGGTAGCAGGGTGCGCTGTATAGGCATCAACCCTGTTTGGATCTCTGGCATACCTTCCAGCCCCCGTAAGGATCACTGCTACTGGTGTGTGCTTAGCCGCTTTTGCAAATGCCGCTTCAGCAGACTTCTTAGCAACTTTTCTTGGATAAATCTTCCAAAAAATTTCAAACTCATTGTTTATATCTAAGTTCTTCTTAGATAGTTCTTCTAAAGAACCCTGGTTATCCAACTGCGGTTTTCCAGGTGTCGGTTTTCCAGGGTACGGTGCTTCAACACTAGCCGTAGTGGGATTTTCAGGGCTTGGTACTACATCTTGTGGTGAGTCATAAACATAGTTAATTGTTTCAAAAGTTCCATTAGGTAAACGGTTGGTCACTGTGCGTATGTAGCCACATTCCCGTAATTCTTTGAGCGCTGTCAAAATTGCGTCACGGCCTTCCTTACCTGATCGCGCCAAAGAGTCACCAGATACACGCCAGTTATCAGGGCGTGAAAGGATCTCTAGTAATACCCCACGCGCTCTGTAACTTAATCGGTTATCCCTAATAACGGAATTAGAAATTACAGAAAAGTTACTTTCAAGCCTGGGTGATCTGATAATGCTCATTGATTACCTTTCATTAACAACTATGGCCTTAAAATAATTTTGAAACTCACTTACATTAACAAATACAACCAAATCAGTTTCATCAGTGTCTTTGCGTGTGTGTAGTTGCGGTTGCAGGTGCGCTAATTTTTTAGCAGGAACCAGCATAAGCCCATCAGAAAACCTAAAACAAATCCTATGAAATGACTCAGCGTTATCCGTGTAGGGCGGTGCAATAATCATTTGCTGTAATTTATTAAATGGAAAAATGGCGGGGTACTGTGAAGAACTGTTAAGCCATTTGATCTCTAAATCACCAATGTAATTTTCACGCCCGCCGTCATAAACGCGCTGAATATGAAAATCTGTAAAATAAAACTTAGGCGTTGCTATCAATCTCCAGGGCTGGTATTGAACTAAAGTTCTTGCCATAACTTCTTCCCGTTTATTGTCACCCCAAACCTGCCTAACTGGTTCCATTCATGCACTCCTTAATCTCAGCAATAGTTATGCCCAACTGCCGTAAATTCCATAGTGCGCGGCTACGCTGGTTGGGATATTTCATAGGGTCTTTCATAGATACACGCTCTACACTGGTCATTCCACCCCAAACGCCGTATTGCTCATTTTCAAATGCGTATGTCAGGCAGTCTTTCCATATAGGGCAGGCTGTACATATTGAGCGCAATGAGTTGATGTACTCATATTGCAAAATGCTTCTTTCTTCTTCAACAGAATAAAAAAGATCAGTAGGTATTTCAGCCGCTTTGCACTCAGCCTTATCCCAATCTACTTCGTCATACTTGGGCAACCTTCTTCCCCTTTCGCATCAAAATACGGGCAATAATCTTTACAGAATGTTGCGCGCTTCTCTGGTGCGGGTGCGGGGGAACCGCTTGCCACACTTTGTTTGATGTTATCTAGCCATGCAATGCCTTCTTCAGCCAATGCAGGATCATAGGCTTCCCTAAAAACCGTAATATCTTCCATCTTGCCATCACGGGGGATACCTACCAAAGCAACTTCCTTAACTGCGTAGCCATTCTTCTCTAGTAGCCAGCCGTAAACATGGATCTGGTAACGCTGTTGTTGGCTACCAAAGTAACGCAGACCATTCTTCTTAATGGTTTTCCAGTCCACAACTAAACCTTCATCTTTAATAAATAAATCACAATGACCGCGCAAATCCCCATAACTTACTTCAATCTCTTGTAAGTAATTGTCACCAAACGGATCATTGCGCACCATGATTTCTTCAAAACCAGTGTGAATAAAAGTACCTAAAATTGCGGCTAACTTTTCAGTTTCATTAATTTTGGGCGATTGCATCAAATCATGCCAAACCCGCCTGGAACACCCGCCAATACTGCTAGGCCCAATTTCCACCTGTTTAGATCTATCTCTGGAACTGTCATAGGCTTCCAGAGATTTTGTGACCATATCGTGTAGATCTATCATTTTTTGCGGTTCCCCATAATTCTCTTGATCATTAATTCCTGAGTGTTTACATAAATGTCCAGTTTGGTAAGCGCTTCTATTGCCAACGCTTTTGCTTCTTTGCGCCCATAGCCAAACCGTGTAGCCAAAGTTTCCTTTAGCGTTTCCACGCGCTGTTCAAATGTTTGGCTCATAAATCATCTTCAGTCCATTGCGTCTGCAAATCATTAAGATCTTGCATTACATCTTGAACTTGAACAATGATGGCGTTCATGCGGGCTAATGCAGTAGCAAAACCCAACTGAAAACCAACGCGGAAAATGATGTAACCTGCCAAAGCACCAACAACTAGCGTAATTAAAATGTTCATGTCAGATCTCCATGCTGGTGCGTACTGATGTACCAATAGAACGGGCAATTTCCACCTGAGTTTTTATACGCGTTGCATTTGCGCGGGCGGCCTTTACTGCCGCTTCTGCAAACCCAATCTGCGTATGCAAACTTTGATTGTCCAACAGCGCCAAATCATCACGCTCTTGCACTGTGTAATTTTTCCCTGTTGCAGATGTTTTACTTGCGTAAGTCATTCTGCTTTTCGCCATAGCAATTTCATAGTCACTTTTGATGCGGTTATATGCCGCTTCAGCATCTACTAATTCTGCGTGGCTTTCATCAATTTCTTTAGATAGGGCATATAGCCGCGCTTCAATCTGTGCTGGTGTCACTATCTGAGTCATCAGATGGCTCCTTTACAAGTTGAATACCGCTAGTTTCATGTTTTGCCTGTAATTCAATAACCTTTCTTGCGTCATTTGAAAGGTTAAAAGGATCTGGCACAAACTGAAAGCCTGCCTTATCCATTGCTTCACCAAGCGCTTCAGGAAATATATCCAGTTCATGCGCTACGGCTCTTATGCCCAAAATGTTCTGATGTACTGCTACAACAAAACCTGCTGACGGCTGAAACTTGTTTTCTTTTTTGCTCATTTGTTTGCCTTTGCATCTAGTTCAATCTTCTTGTTGTTGATTGCATCTTTTAATGTGCCATTCAAAGTAGGCGCATCTAAAAGATCAGGATTTGATTGCCATATTGTGCGCAACTGCTCAACATCTGTTTGTTCAGCAACGCTCTTTACAAGCACCGTAGCCAATATGACTTCATCATCTGAGTACACGCGGGTTGGTGGCGTAATCTTTTTCTCAACTGCGGCGGGGCGATCAGGAACCTGACGGTTTCGCACTTCTTCTGAAGATGCAATGCCTTTCTTTGTATCAACAGCAAGTTTGGCAACCATAGCGCGGCCCCATGCGGCTGTTTCCGCGTTCTGTAATTCAGAGTCACGGGTGAAGTTTGTAGGGCCTGGAATTGGCTCCCATGCGTAACCAACACCAGGTAATTTATCTTCTGGTGAGCCATAAGCGGCGGCGGCGTAAACCATAAAAGATTTAATACTTCCGTCAGGCATTTTTACTTCTGCAATGTAAGGATCACGCCATGGCTGTAATGCGCCAGTTGGGTAAATTCCTCTGAACTCCACAATTCTTGTGGCTACATCAATGTAATCTAGCGGGCCTTTGTAATTTGCCATTTCTTGCCTTCCTGTTGGGGAACCTTTTGGCTCCTGGTTAGGGCAGATCTTAGGGATAGGCACTGACAAATACAAGCACCCTGAAGGATTACGGCGTGGCGTGAGAAGATGGGGTTCTACGGGGGGTATCAAATGACCACAATCATTGGCATAGAAAAGGCTGACGGCTGTTCTCTGGTTGCTGATAGCCGTGTCACGGATCCCGCAGGGCGCGTGTTTAGTCACCCTGCTGTAAGCAAGATCAATAAACGGGGCGCGTTACTGGTGGCGGGTGCAGGGGAAGTAGTGGCCTGCGATATTGCGCAACACATTTGGATCCCACCAGTTGTTACAGAAAAAGATAAACAAGACCTATACCATTTTATGATTGTAAAAGTAATGCCATCTTTAAGAAAATGTTTACTAGAAAATAATTATTCATTTGATGAAACAGGTGAGAACCGTTTTCACTTTTTGATTGCGGTCAATGGGCAAATTTTTGACATAGATCAAGATTTGGCTGTAAGTAAAAGCGCTGACGGCATCTATGCAGTGGGTTCTGGTGCTGATTTTGCCATTGGCGCTTTACATGCAGGGGCTACGCCATTAGAAGCCATGGAAATAGCATCAAAAGTATCTGCCTACACTGCCCCACCTTTTATTCAAAAAAATCAAAAACGCAGTTAGTCCAACCAGATTTTATAGGCGGCAGTAACGCGGCCTTTTTCTGGATCAATAAAGTGCAAACGCTGTGACGGTGTAGCACTAGCCGCCAACATCACGCCTGCATAGCGATTGTCTGACTCAGTAGATCCTGTTTGGTAAACAGCGCCCTGACCATTAGCCATAGCCCATTCTGCGTGAGTGTGATAGTGACCAATGTAAACATCTCTAAATTCCCATGGGTAAGAACCTGAGCGCCATTTGTTTGCGTGTTGCACAATCGCACCAGGAGAAGCAAAACCATTGCGGCCTACTTCATCACCATGAATTAACAACGCCCGATAGTTACCAATCTCAATGCGTTGTATATCTTCAGGACATTCTTGCCATGTCAGGCGTTTCTCTCCTGCAAGTAACTGACGCGCTAATTCATAACACATACGGTCAAAGTTATCTGAGCGGGGAACATTGTCGCGCTTTGATCCTATGCGCCCATGATTTCCCCATTCAGGCACTACCGTAACCTTTTCGTAGTTAGCCAGCGCAAAACGCACCACATCTACAACCAGGCGGCTGACATTTACATATTGTTCAAACAGAGTGCTATCAATTTCAAATGCTTGTGACGGAAAGTTAAACAACCCTTCAACCATGTCACCGCCAAATGCAATAGTGACTTCTTTTACTGGGTGATCTGCGCGTTGAATGTCTGTGATGCGCACTGCTTTTTCTGCGAATTCCAATACGCGTTTGCGCATAATCTCACTGTTGTAACTGGTGGTGCGCTTAGCGCCTTGCCAATCTGTCATGTGCCATAGGGCTACTTCAGATTTTGTTTTGCGTTTATCTATTTTTACTTCTGGCACTGGAACTATCTTGCCAAAAGTTAGCATAGCGTCATAGGCCGCTTGCTTTGTAGCAAACACTAGATCTTCATTGCGTTCTTTAGATTGCTTTAATTGCTTTTGTAAACGCAACATTGCAGACCGTAATTCTTTTACATCATCTGACTCAATATCCTCTGGCATTTCATCAAAGCGATCTTTAAGACTCATGTGCTATCTCCATGCCGTGATGTGTGTAGCCCTGTTTGTCTAACCAATTATCTTCATGCTGTGGATTTGCCATGCACCGTACCGATTTACCAGCGTCATACATAAGCGCTACAACATGGGGTGGAATGTCCTCTATCTGAAGCAACGCACCCCAAATGCGCCCAATCATAGTGAAATTAATTATTGCATCACCATGAATTTCTTGCCTGTCTGCAAGGATCTCATTTACTTTTTTGGACACTTACATAAGCCCTTGAAATGTGATCTCATTGTATCTGCACTGCATTTGTAACCTTCAGCCCTAAGCGCTTTGATAATAAGATTTTGTGAATAACCTTTTGCAATAGCCATATCAATAGCCTGTTTTTCTTTATCAGGTAATGACTCATACATATTCATGTAAGCGCAAACACCTACTGGCTTTTGTGCTTCTATCATTTCTTCAAAACGATCTAATAAACCCATGATTGCCCCCTTGCCTTACACATAAGGGTACAGTAAAGGAGCAGTTTAGACACTTGCTCAGGTGTGCTTTCCCCCCTGGGAAAATTACTTAGCCTTTTTAACAGGCGCTTTCTTTGTAACCTTCTTAGCGGCCTTAGTCAGTTCTGCATCTACGCGGTCTGCGACTAAACCAAATGTTGCATCATTAGGGTTGAGCGCTCTGATTGCAGGGCCAGCAACGGCTACCAATCCACCAAGCGCAATAGCCTTTAGGCTGGTTTCTCCTGTGCTGATGACGGCTAGAACCGCTACAAGGAATGAGCGCCCGTAAGACTCTAGGATTGCTTTGTATTGACTGTTCATTAGATCTCCTTAAACTTTGGTTTGCCAAAGCCCGCAATTACTACGGTCTTTGATGGCAATACTTTACTGCCGTTTTTCTTTTTGTAAGCGCGTACTTTGCGGCAAACTTCCCCGCCGTTGCGCTGATCTCCTTTTTTATCTGAACTTGTATTTCCTTCTATACAGGTCACTGTGCCGTCACCATTGTCCTTGACCACAATGCCCACATGATCTATTTCTCTACCACCAGGAAAATTGAAAAATACAATATCTCCAGGTTCAGGTGTAGCCGTTTCAGAGTCTTGCCATTTGTTCGCCTTTTGAAAAGCGGTAGCGCCAGCAAGGGTTGAAACGCAATTAGGGATCTTTAGGCCAACTTCATTGGCACACCACATAACAAAAGACCCGCACCATGGCAAAAAGTTAGCCTTAGTAAATTTGCCGTATTTAGTTTCATTGTCTTTAGGGCCTTCAATAGTTCCTATTTCTGCCCTAGCAACTTCAATGAAATCATTTCTTTGTGTCATCAGTTTCACCTTCCTGTGGCGGTTTTGGTTTAGATTTTAGACCGTTTGCGCTGAGTATTCCAGCCAGTGTACCCGTGAGAAACACGCACAAGGTACTGACTAGATCAATAAACGCCGCATCATTAGGGGCTTGCGCCATTGGCTGTGTAATAAATAGCAAAGCATAAAGTAAAGAAAACACTGAACCTGCAAAAACAATAGCCAATATAACGCCAATAGTTACAATCAATCGGGCATGTAGTTCTTCAGGTGTAAAACGCCGTCTAGCCATTTGCCGTGTCCACTTCTGGTAGTAAGTCTTTAGTACATTGCCCGATTGCTTCACATTGCGGCGGCTGACATTCTGGCTTTTGCCAGTTCTCATATTCTTGACATGGATAGCGCACCCACCCCTGATACCCGCACCCTGTAAGGCTAAGAGCGATTAACAAGCAAGCGATAAATTTCATCTACGCGATCCTCTAGCCGTGTGATTGTTGCGCCCTGTCTAGTCTGTTCATCTCTTAAACTACTGCCACCATTGGGCTTCAATTCTGAAAGATAGTGTTTTACAAGAAAGCGCACCGCGATTGCCAACGATCCCAAAAGGGTGCTTACGGCAACGCAAATACCAAGCCATTCATTAGGTGTCATAGGCTAAATGTTACCAATTATGCGATAAGAGCAACGCCGTTAATAGTAATTACAGAAGTAGTATCAAGTACGGTAGGTGAGTTGTAATCTACAATGTCTGAACCACCATTAGATGTTGGGCTGTACAAGTACATTTTATTGTCACCTACGGGGATCACCCCAAAAATAGTGTAAAGAGTTCCACCATCTTTAATAGTTCCTGACGCTACAACTTCATGCGCAAATACAGGAAAGCCCGCAGGAAACTGAAAATAAATTTGCCCTGTTCCCCAATTAGTTACGGTAGTTCCTATGATCTCAGCGTAAGCCGTAATCATTTTACCTATGCGTTGTAATTCTATTGTTACAGGGCTACCTGTATAAGTTAAATTGCTGTTGGTTGTGTGTAATGTTGAATTTGTAACAGTAATAATACTTGTTGAAAGGTTGTTATCTGCTATTTCTACAAAAGTTGTGCCATTCCAATACTTCATTAACTCAGCGTCAGTGTCATAATACTGATCACCTATGCGCGGATTGCTAGGAGTGTTAGTGGCAAAATCTACATTGGGTGCAGTAAAGCGGGTAGCGGTTTCAATCTTGCGTAAACGGCTATCAAGATCCTGAAACATTCTGCGTAGATCATCTGGTTGATTGATGTAAGCCATTACGCTTCACCTGATCCTTGTGTAAGTGTGAGCGTGGCGCGTTCTGGGCCATCTTCTCCTGGTTGAACTGAGATACCTACAATGCGATAGATAGCATCTAGGGTGTTAGGAAAACGGTTATCCTGGATCAAAATTCTTGCGTCATCACCCACCTGATAACTGCCATATTCAGGGGCAACATAAGGTGGCACTACTACTTTAAGAGTTGTTGGCGGGTATGAAACCGCGTTTGATTGTGCAATGGCTAGGTTTGCAAGCACATCACCATCAGTCACATCTGAATAGTTTGCCTGATCTTCTAACAGCGCCCAACCATCAACAAATCTAGTTGTGTCCTGTGCAGTAGAAATCAATTTACCTTCATTAGATCCAGCGCCTAAAGCGTAGATAGTGTTAGCGGCAATAGATCCATCTTCAGGGTATTCATATTCAATAATGTTTCCAGCAGGGAATTGAAACATAACTGCTTCTGGGTCTGTTTCGCTGTAAGGA